TGATCAGGCGCAGGCGAGGTATTTGACGGCGCTGCTGGTCGCCAGTTCGCCGTCGAACCGGATCAGGCCCGCGACGCCGCGATCGGGCCAGAAACGTTCGTTCACCACGCCGATCACCGGAGCGCCGACCTTGCGAACGTAGTAGCGGCTGAAGTCGCCCGCGACCATCACCCTGTTCCCGGTGCCCAGGCTCGCCATCGCCTGGTTGATCGAATAGGGCGCGCTGACGGACCCCACGACAAGGCGACCGGACCCGTCCGGCGCATCGCGAACAATGTAGTTGCCGTCGCCATCCTTGATCTTGCGCAGGTATTGCAGGATCGAGTCGTTGAACATGGTGCGGAACTTCGGCGACATGCGATAGGCCGGATCAATCGAGTGGATCAGGTCGATCACCTCGTCCAACGTGATCGCAGCCGTGCCCGCCGCCGTCTTGCCCAACCCCGCCGCCGTCACGATGCCGTTCGGCGCCGAAGCGCCCGTACCGGTCGTCAGTTGCAGGTTGGCAATCCGGCCAAGGCGTTCGCCCAGCAGTTGGCTCAGCAACTGCTCCATCGAGAAGATCGAGTCGGTTTCCAGTTCCCAGCTCCAGCGCACGAACTCGGTGTCGAACCCGTAAGAGTCGAGCGACTTCTGGCCGAAGGTGACATCCTTCACGCCAGTATCAATCAGCGCCGCCCCTTCGGTATGGGCGATCGCCGTGACCGAGGTATCGTCGACCGTGGGCAGCTTGATCGAATTTCCGCCCATCGTGGTAATGACCGTACAGATCGTTTCGTCGTACATCGGGCCCCAGGCTTTCATCGCGATGTTGATCTGCGCCATCAGCTCAGTGGGTACGGTATAGCCGCCCGCCGTGGTGCTGCCCGCCATCTGGGCGCGCTGCTCGAACTTCGTGGCCCCTTGACGCAGGACCGCACGCTCTTCCGCACTGATATCCGCGACACGATCGCCGCTGAGGATCTTCCAGAAAACGTTGCGATATTCCGGATTGCCGTCGCCATCGTCGGCGCCGCGCTGCTCGCCGCCTTTCGGCACCGGACGGCGGGCCGGATCGCCTTCCCGCAGGCGGGATTCGATGTCGTCGAGCTTCTGCAAGCGCTCGGCCTGGTCGCGCAGGCGGTCATGGTCGGCCATCATGCGATCGAATTCGCCGTTGATCTCAGCCGCACGCGCCTCGGGCGTGTCATCCTTGATCTCGTCGAACTTCGACCGGGCCTCGGTCGCGATGCGCGCCATCTGCGCGCGCAGTTCCTTGATCGTCGCCATGTCATTCTCCTTCGTCATGAGACTGGCCCCGGCGCAGGATGCGGCAGGGCGATAGGCAACCGGCGCGCGCCGCTTGCCGTTCTCCCGGACAGGCCGGGGTAAAGGGGTCAGCTCCGTTGGCTGAGGTCCAGCCGCATCGCCATGAGGCGGCGGCGGTTTGCCGCGGCATAGTTCGCGCGGCGCCCTTCCAACCGCGCCTGTTCCAGCGACCGCAGGGCGATCGTGGTGCCTTCATAGGCAGGCGTGGTGACGATCGACACGTCGTAAAGCTGCGCTTCCAGGATGGTACGCCGCTCGGTCTGGCCGCTGGTATCCCATTCCTGCCGCGTCACCATGAAGGCGACCGACATCTTGTCCAGATCGCCGCGCTTCATCTTCGGCACGATCTCCATCACATCGGGATCGGTCGGATCGAGCGCGGTTTTCATCGAAAGGCCGCGGGCATCATCCGCCAGCAGCAGCGTGCCCGACCGCGTGCGTGCCAGCGGCAGCCCATCATGGTTGACCAGGAAGACCACGTCATCCTGCGCGCGCAACGAGGCCGTGAAACAACCCGGTGCGAAGCATTCCTCGAACCAGCCACCGATGTCGGCCCACTGGTTGTAGACGGCGGCATAACCCTCGACTGTCACGCCATCGGTTGCCGTGCGCAGTTCGACGGCCTGGCCGACAATCGATCGCGTTTCAAAGTCCGGCATTCGGTTTCACTCCCGTCGGCGAGGTATGGCCATTCAGCGGCACGGTCGCGCCCTGGATCAGCAGCTCATCGCCGCCAGCCTTTGGCGGCAGGTTCTGCTCGCGGCGGCCTTCATTCGGGGTCAGCAGGCCGTTCTGCACGCCCGAGGCAAGCCCATCCATCCGAGTCTTGAAGTCGCCGCGCAGCAGACCGTCGAGATCAAACTGGACGAACACGCCGTTCGCCTGCCAGCCGTAGAGCTTCAGGTTGATTTCCTGTTCGATCTGCTCGATCCACCGTTTCACGGTGTGTTTCACGAAATGCAGGTCCTGCTGCTCGGTGTTCGAGAACGTCCCCGTCGAGAGGTCCTGCAAGAATACCGGCGGCAGCGAGTAGATGCGCGCGATCTGCTGCACCATGAACTTCTGCGTCTCGATCATTTGCGCATCTTCCGGGTTGGCGCCGATCGGCACCAACTCGACACCCTGCGGCAGGGCCAGGGCCTTGCGGGCATTGCGGATCGCAGTCTGGACTGCCGCCTCCATATCGTCCTGGGCGCGCTCCATCGCCTGGCCGCCCCGGAATGCGCCCTTGATGACGAACGGCGGCACGGCGCCCCCGGCAAAATAGCTCGCCCCGTACTTCGTCGCCGCCTGCGCCATGCTGATCACCGCCGCGCAGGTCAGCACCGGGCTGCGATGCCGCAGACCGTCCGACCGCAGCATGAACGGAATGTCGATCACCTCTGCGGCATCGTAGCGGATCGTCTTTCCATCAAGGCGCACATCGTAGACGCGGCGACCGTTGACGCGACGGATCGTCGTGAGGGCCGGATCGATGGGCCACAGCCCGACAACCTGATCGTTGGCGTCGCGTTCGATCCACGTGACGTGGCGGCCGTTCAGAAGTACTGCCTCCATCATCAGCTTGCGCCACTGGAACGACGAGGTTTCCGGGTTGACTGCATTCGAGACCATCGCGCCCAGCTGGTCGCGCTTCTGCGTGATGCTACCATCCTTCTCGCGGACAAACTGATCCATCGGCAAGCCCGCGATGGTTCCGGCGATGAAGTTCACGGCCGCCCAGACGGCCGGAACAGACAATGCCGTGTCGATGGTGACGGGCTCGGCCGTCGCCGTCGGCGGCACCCATCCATGCAGAAACCATTCGGTCAGGGCGGCCGACGAAACCGGAACGCTTGGATCCTCGATGTTCGAGCGGACCTCCCGCCCGGCGCGCGCCTTTGACCGCTTGCCCATGTCAGGCCACGAATCGATAGGTGGGATCGCGATCCCACGGCGTTGCCGTGCTTCCCGAGGCCTCCGGATGATTCTGCATCAACATCCCCGCGTTGAAAAGTGCCATCAGCGGATCAATCTTTGCCGATCCGGCGGCCGCCTTCGTGACCATGTAGTTGCTGCCGCGCAGCTCGACCTTCGCATTTCCTACGGCCCAGGCCATCATCGGTCGGCCGCAATGCACCAGCGTCTTGGCTTTCAGGCGCAGGGGTAGCCCCAGCACCTGCGATTGCAGCTTCCAGCCCTGACCCACGGCCATCAGCAGGTCACCGCCCATATCCCGCGCCTCGAGTTCGTCGAGCAGCGCCGCGATCCCGTAGGCATCGAGGCCGATCCCTGCCTTTTCCGGCAACAGACCCGAAGCCTGCACACGCTCGCAAAGGTCTGCAGCATCCATCACCGCCTGCTCTGCACTCTCGCAGACGATCAGGTCACCATGTCGCTCGAAGTCGCGCAGGCGCGCCGCGATCTCCTTGCGGCGGTCGAACACTTCCGGCTGAGCCCAGGCCCGCACCCATGCTTGCCAGACCCGCGTTTCGCGATGGCGGCCGAGAACAGCCAGCGCGGCCAGGTCATCGAGGCCGCCGCCATCAAACCCGATCGTGCAGACGTCCGACGTCTGCACGATCGTATCCAGCGTAAACATCTGATCACCGGCCGCCTCCCAGAACAGCGCGCCCGGCCAGCTATTACCGCGAATACCAAGGCCGATCTCGATGTTCAGGTGCTGCGAGGCCCAGATGATCTCGGACTCGATCCCCTCTTGCATCGCCTGCGCATACCGATCCTTCAGCAGGTCGAGTTGGACGGATAGACCGAGGTTCGGCAGTACCATCGGCCAAAGCGCCGGATCGCGCCAGGGCTTGCTTTCGGCTGTCTGTATGGATGCCGGAAACTCGTAGAGCACCGGCAGCATCCGCACCCGATCGGTGATCGTGCCGTCCCGCACGCCTCGGGCATAGGCCAGCTTGGTCTTGAATACGCCTTGCGGCTCGGTGTCCGACTGGGTCGTGATATAGACCACCAGCGCCGAGGCATTGGTGATCGTGCCGCCGGTAATCTGCTTGATCACACGCTCGGCATAGGATCGACCGGCCACGACGTGCAGTTCGTCGATGATCGTCAGCGCGGGGATCTCGCCGGTCACCACATTCAAATCGAATGTCTTCACCGACAAGGTCGAGCCGTTAATGATGCGCGTAATCGTCTTCAGGTGATCCTGCACATGGAACACTTTTCGGAGCGCGGGATTCGCCTTGATCATGCCCGCTGCTTGTTCGAAGCAGCGCTGCGCCACGTTCTGCGTCGGCCCGAGGATCATCATCGAGGCGTTCGGCTTGTCCCACAGCAGCAGTGCCGTCAGACCGAGGGCGGCCGCATAGGTAGTCTTCGAATTCTTCTTTGGCACGAGGGCAAAGACCTCGTTCACCAGCGGCGCGCCGGTTTCGGGATCCTCGGCGGCGAAGGCGTTGCGGACGATGTCGCGGAACCATTCACCCGCACCCTCGGCCAGTGCAGGCATTCCGGCCACATCGGGCAGGCGCAGCGAGTTGAAGATCGCAACGGACCGATCTGCGCGTTTCTGGTTCAGCGGCAGTTGCGCGATCGGCGTCTGCCCGGACTTCAACTTCGCTTCCCAGTCCAGACAGGCGAAACTGACTGTCTCCCCCATTAGTGCCGGGCCCGTGCGCCAAAGAATTCGCTCAGTTCATCCTCGGCTTCCATCGCCGCGGCGCGGGCGCTTTCCTTCTTGCCTGTCCGCATCGGCGGCGGTACCGCATGGCCAGGGGTCCGCACCGCGGCAGCATCGTCGAACATCGATCGTTCGGCTTCCTCCAGTACCGTGCGCATCACCTTCATCGCGGAGACGCTGCCACCGTCGGCGGCCCGGGTGATCTGCAACAGGTTCTTGGCCCGGGCCTCCGCGATCGCCATCGCACGCGCATGCCGGACGCTGATCTTGCCAGACGCGAAATAAACCCGGTTCAGCGTCGGGATGCTGATCCCAAGCTCCTCTGCAATCCGCTTCTTCGGCAGGCCAGAAATCATCAACACACGGATTTTGTTGATATTTTCAGCCGTCGCCATGATGACAGGTCGGCCCTGCTCGCCGCGGTTCGACGGAATCGGATCACCGAGCAGATCGAATTCCACGGCCACAACAAAAAATCTCCGGCTGAG